GTAATTCATGTAGACGTTCTTCTTTATCTGGTATAAAAAATTGTGTAAATAAGTTAATTTTATAATCAGTAGTTGTGGGTTTAATAATAACATCACTAGATTTTTCAATAAATTTAAATGACATTAATATTATAATGAAATTAATGAATAGTATTTAAATTATAAATTATTATAAAATACAGGAGGTATTAGACTATCTTTTAATTTTTCAATTTTCCTATAGCATTTATTTATAGTAACTTCACTAATTTCACTAACGATATTAATGTCTTTTTTATTAATATTTAATTTAAATTCTTGGGATACAAAATAAATAATACCTGCAGCTACAGAATGTGGTGTATTTTCAGGCATAATGTTATTTTTTTCAATTTTGATTGCTATAAATTGACTTAACTTAGTATAGCTACTACTAATATTAAGTCTGCTACAATATCTTTCTATAAAAGATATCGGTTTAGTATTATGAAATATAATTTTATCATCATTATGTAAATTGACCTCTAATTCATTAATAATATTCATAGCATTTTTGCACCCTTTTGTAGCACTACCACAATCTAAATTAAATATCTTTGCAATTTCCTTGGCGGTTCTAGGATAATTATGTATTTTACAAGAAATATAAATAGATGCAGCAATTATACCATCTCTATTAAGACCTCTAAATGTTTTTTTTTCTGATATATTTTTGTGATGTTTAAGAGCCTCATCAATTATCATTTTTGGAATTCCATTGTTATTAGCCATTATAGTTATTCTTTGAAACTCATCATATTGTGATTTCTCTTTATATGGCATTGATTGCCATTCGGTGTATCGTCTTATTTTCCTCATTTCATAACTGGAACCACCTTCACACAAAACCTTACATCCATAAGAGGATTCTTTAAGAAGTGGATTAATTGGTATACCACATCTGGTAGGATCTTTGGTATTGGTATCTTCGGATCCATAATATCTCCATTCCGCGGTATTATCTAAAACATCTTTATAAATAATACCACATTTATCATTAGAACATATCTTAAATCCTTCATCAGAAAGTTTAACCATACTATTACATAAATCGCAATATTCTCTTGATGTAGAACTATAAATACATTCTAGTTTATCTTCATTAATTTCTTTATCGAATAATGACCATAATTCTTGTTTTTTAAAATTAGGTCTTTTAATTTTTTTTGTAATATCCATTAAATAAATAATGTAAAAATATAGTTTTAATTCAATTTAATATATAATTTATGAATAAAACAAGTGATTTTTTTGGTAATTTAGAAATATTTATTTTAGAGACGGCGTTTAAAAAAGATATTTGTAACTATGAATATTGTTGTGATTTGTTAAATGAATTAACTGTAATATTAAAGAATATAGATTGTAAAGAGTTTTGTTCAAGATTAAACGATAAATGTGATTTAAGTAATATTTCTTATGAAATAGCCATATATTATGTTAAGATAGCTAATTTGATAGGAACTATATTTAATACAATAAATCCAATAAAAGATGAGTGTAATTTGTTTATTAAAGAATTTAAATACTTGTACTATGATATATATAATTATTCGACTGGTGAATATGATGGTATTAGTGAAAAAAATATCATTAAATACAAAGATGATTTAAAAATATTTAGTAAATATTTTTCAAAAAAAAAGTTAGATATAGAAAAATTTAGTGATATAAATATAATGAATTGTAATTTTGAAATAAATAATTATTCAGTATCCTTAAATGATGATATTTCATGTATTATTATGATGAAATATGCTAATTCCATAATAGATATGATTAGAAATATTAATAAATATAAAGAAAAACTAAATAATATATTTATTAATTTAGTTTTTGTTAAAAATGATACTTATTTGATTAAGAATATAAAATTAATAGATTTAAATATTTATATAAATACCACAAGAGAAATATTGATAGACCTGTACAAAAATTATGATAAAGACAAAAAAAAGATGGAGGATATATTGAGAATGTATAATGATGTATACACCTATAAAAAAATTGATCGCGTTAAATAATTTAGGAGAAATTTTTTTTCTCATATATTATTATAATGGCTGTTACAAGACGTAGATCCCGCTCATTAGCATCAAGACGCAGATCATACAGACGCCACGTTAAAAGGTCTAAATGCAAAGGTAAAGGTCCTGCCGCTTGCCGTGGAACACCTGGATGCAAATATGCCAGTGGCCGCAAACGCTCGTTCTGCCGCAAAGGCAAAGGACACTCGGTTAGAACACGCCGTGGTGTAGAGAAACGTGCCGCTAAATTCCTAGCGATGAAAGGTATGTTCTAAATTAATTACAATTTATCTTGTATTTTTTTAATCAAATCATTGTTATAAACTAAATTTCCTTTAGGTGTATAACTATTTATAGATTTGTATTCTTTAGTAATAGTATTAGATTCAATGTTATTAGCTAATAACATTGTATCATTTTCTTCATTTTTTTTAAGAATATCACCGGAACCATTAATTTCAACTCCTGTATCTTTTTTAATTTTTGTTCTAACATAATCAGGTATCCAATGATTCCAAGATATAAATAATAAGTTGGGATGTGTGTATTTTATTCTAAATTCATTATCCTTAAGTTTATCAATTAGATAGGCTATACATGCTCCCACGTCATATTTAGGAATACCTAGAATAATTTCGGGAACAACATACCAACAACATTGATCATTATTTTTTTGCTTTGCAGTGGTTTTTATCCGTTTATGTATTCTTTCCAAGATTTTATTGTATGATCTTAGAGTATTATGATCAGTTTTTTTAATAGTATCATAAAGGTCGTCTATATTAATTTTAGTATCAAAATCGTTATTAAATAATATATTACTATTCATTATTTATAATTTTATATTATATTTAAAAATTATTTATATACCTATATATGGTTATTAAAAATTTAGTTTTTTCCGGCGGAGGCCCTAATGGTTTATCACAATTTGGAGCTATTAAAAGATTATCTGAAGATACTATTGATCTAAATAATATTGAAAATATGTATGCTACATCAATAGGTTCGGTTTTATCGTTATTATTAGCATTAAAAGTGGACATGGTCGATATAGAAGAATATCTAATTAAAAAAAGTTGGAGTAAAAGTTTTTTACATAATACAACAGATATATTAAATATGGATAATGAAAAAGGTATTATCAATCACAATTTTATAAGAGATATAATGGAATGTTTTTATAATTCAAAAGACATAGACATTAATATCAATTTTAAAGATTTTTATAAAATTTCTAATATAAAATTACATTTTTTTTCGATCAAATTAAATGATTATACTTTAACAGAATTTTCATATGACTCTACACCAGATATGCCTGTAATGTTAGCTTGTGTGGCTAGTTGTTCATTACCACCAATTTTTGGTCCAGTTGTATATAATAATGAATATTACATAGATGGTGGTTTTTTTAATAATTATCCTATAAATTCATGTTTAAATTCTACAAAATGCAAACATGAAGAAATATTAGGTATTAGGGTGAGACGCAAAAACATATTTGAATATAATAATATAGAAAAAGATAGTTTTCCAGAGTATTTGTGTAAAATTATTGGTGATTTAATAGGTAAAAATATGACAGATGATTACCAACAGGATATTAGTAATAATTTGGTAATAAATACTGAATTTGAAACAACAAATATGGAATTATGGGAAAAATTCGCAAACGATATAGAATTTAGAAAAGATTTGATTTCAAATGGATATAAATTGGCTGATGAATTTAAAGAGAAGATTCAACAAACATCTTAAGTGTTTCAAATTTAGGCTTTGCATCATATTCTATGATGGAACCATCCTTAACCAGTTTTATAGTTGGATATGATTCCACTTTAAATTGTGCTGCAGTAGCTTCATCCTCATCACAATTTACAGATTTAGATTCTAATCTATAACCATTAACAGTTTTGCCATTGTATAACTTATCAAACTTTTCCCATTCAGGTTTAGCTTTTTTGCAATAAGGACACCAGTCAGTATAAAAATAATAAATAGTAGCAACCTTTTCTGAAGAATTTACCTCTGTAGAGCTATTTTTACCATTTCCCTTAACTTTAAGATTTTTCATTCCATATTTTTTATATGCAAAACTCGCTGCACCTATAGCTACAATAGCCGCAACAATAATCATTCCAATATTTTTTTTTTTACCAGTAACAGTAGTGTATAACCCCTTAGGTTTAAGTATTGATGGTAGTTTCATTATATTATATTAATAATATAATAATAAAACTTAAACGAATTATTAAATATAATTTAGTTTATATGATTATAAGAACATATAATAATAAGTTAGTAAATATTGAAATTAATCAAATAGATTCTGATTTTGAATTATATCAGCTAATATTATATTTAAAATATAATATTAAATTACCTAGTAACAGATTAGATGAATAAAATATTATATTATTATATAGTAGATAATGAAAACATTAAAAAAAAGAAATAAAAAAACATTCAAAAAAAAAGAATTTAATAGTGGAGATGGTATGGTTACATCGATTTGGGGACCAAGTTATTGGCATGTATTACACACTATAAGTTTTAACTATCCAGTTAATCCATCATGTGAAGATAAAAAAAATTACAGAAATCTAATTTTAAATCTTAAAAATGTATTACCGTGTAAGTATTGTAGAATTAATTTAGAAAATAATTTTAAAACATTACCATTAAGAGATTGTGATTTAAAAAATAGAGAAACATTTTCAAAATATGTTTATGATTTACATGAGTTAGTTAATTCTATGCTGGGCAAAAAATCAGGATTAAGTTATAATGATGTAAGGGAAAGATATGAGCATTTCAGATCAAGATGCACTAAAGACGAAATTAACAAAAAAATATTTAAACAAAAAACACATAAACGACGAAAAGAAAAAGGCTGCACAGAGCCATTGGTTGGTAAAAAAGCCAAATGTATTTTAAAGATAGTACCACAAGAAAATAAATGTTCTACATTCGAGGTAGATAAAAAATGTATTAAAAAAAGAATAGATTAATTACCGAAATTACTAAAATCATTAAGAACAGGTCTAGGTAAATATTTATTATCTACATTATAGTTTGGTACTTTTTTGCATTCAAAAGAAGGTTCTGGGCATCTACCACAAGGTGGACATGGTGGACATTTTCCATCAACTAATTCATCTTTGGTTTCTTTTTCTACTTCTTTAATTTGTATGGTTGATACTGGTGGCCATGTTTCTGTTTTTAACTGATATAAATCTTCAAATCCTGGAGTTATTTGGACAGGTGAAACTTCTTTTGTTTTGCTTTCATTCACATCATTTGGATCATAATTTAAATCTTCATGACCTTCAATACTTGATTTATTGAAGATCATCGTACATACTACTAATAATAAAAACATCATAAATAAACATAGCTTTTTATTGTTAATTTTCATTATAATTTATACATGGAAAAAATTTAAATAATTGAAATAAATATTATATTACATCATATATTAATGAGTAATCTTAAGCCATATTATGATAATAATGATATACATGAAATAGGAATAGATGAAGCTGGTAGAGGGCCATTGTTTGGAAGATTATATACAAGTGCCGTCATTTTACCGAAAGACAATACTTTTAAGCATGAACTAATGTGTGACAGCAAAAAAATCAAAAGTTTTAAAAAGTTAAAAGAACTTTCAGAATATATAAAGCATAATTCGATTGCATGGAGTATTGATTATCTGGATAATAATACTATTGATAAAATTAATATAAGACAATCTGTTTTAACTTGCATGCATAATTCAGCAAAAAATGTCCTCAGTAAATTAAATTTACCTAAAGCAACATTATTGGTTGATGGTAATGATTTTAAACCATTTACTCATTATTATAATGATGAAATAATTCCTTTAGATTATTACTGCATAAAAAGTGGTGATAATACATATAGTTCCATAGCAGCCGCATCTATTCTGGCTAAATATGAAAGAGATATGTATATTATTGAATTATGTGATAAATATCCTATCTTAGACGAATATTATGCTCTTAGAAGTAACAAAGGCTATGGCACAAAAAAACATATAGAAGGAATTGAAAAATATGGTATAACCGATATGCATAGGAAAACTTATAACATCTGTAAAGATAAATTTGCTTTTAATTTATTATAATAAATTGATATCAGATTATATCTATTTATTATAAATATTATGATTGTCCTTATTTTCGATACCGAAACAACTGGATTGCCACGATTTAGAGTAACACCTAACAACAATAATATATCTACTTGGCCTTATATAGTACAATTAAGTTATATTCTTTATGATACAGATAAAAATAAAATTATAACTACATATGATTCTATTGTTAAACTTCCAAAAAATATAATAATATCGGAAGAAAGTTCAAATATTCATGGCATTAGTAATGGTATGAGTCAGAAATCTGGATATGACATTAAAGATATTCTGAAAATATTTAATATTGCATTGGAAAAGTGTGATTTATTGGTTGGACACAATTTAGAATTTGATATTGATATGATATTAGCCGAATCATTGAGAAATTCAATTCCTTATGAACATATAATTACACATAATAATTATTGTACGATGAAAAACTCTAAAAACCTTTGCAATATAAAAGCTAAAAGCTATAAGGGTGGATTCTACATTAAATATCCATCTTTAAAAGAAACTCATATTAAGTTATTTAATGTAGAACCAAAAAATTTGCATAATTCATTTAATGATGTTTTAGTGTGTTTAAGATGTTATTATTTTATGAATTTTAACGAAGATCTATGTGGAATAAATAAAAATTTTAATGTATTATATAAAAAATATTGTTAATATCTATAAATGGATAAATGCTTTCCATATTTAATAATTATATCTATTTTTTGGTCTATTTCTCCGGTATTATATAAGAAAGCCGGTATTTATTATAAAAAAAATGATAAATTTAATGCAATAATATATTTATTATTGGGTTTTTTGGTTGCTACAATGGGGACACTAATGTTTGTTTTATCAACAACCAAGTGTAAAAATTTAACAAAGAATGTAACTTATACTTATGCTATACCTATAATTTTAACCACAATATTCAGCACACTAATTTATAAAGAAGAAATTAGTGTGAAGAAAGGAATAGGAATCGGATTAATAATATCAGGATTATTTTTAGTTTAATTATCTTCTTTTACTTCTACGTTTTTTTCTCTTTTTACCACGTCTAGTTCCACGACCTGTCCTTCTCGTTGCCCACATTCTAGAAAAATCGCTTTCAAATAAATCCTGTTCTGTAGATGCTAAAGTATTTTTCTTTCTAATTTCTTCATTGAGCGAAAGTATCTTGTCATTTAATCTATCTATTTTATTTTGCTGATAAGAAATAGTGGTACTTAGTTTATTTAAGTTTTTATTACATTCTTGCAGTTCATGATATAAAACTATTCCAGGACGTAACTTATCGAGTGGAATAGTAATATTTGATGGTCTTTTAGATCGAGTTCTAGATGTAGATTGTGAATTAGACATATATACATAACTTAGATTATTTTATCTACTAAACCATATGCTAAACATGTTTCGGCATCCAGCCAAATGTCACTAGACAACAAATTATCGAGTACAGATGAATTTAATTTGGTATTTTCAAGATAAATATTTTTAACTTTATTCATAAAAAAATTCAAATTAGTCATTTCATCTTTTAATTCATTAAATTTTCCTGATGTGGCGCCTGTTAATTGATGAACCAACATAGCAGAGTTTCTCGTCATAAATCTTTTTTTACCTGATACAACCATTAGTGAGGCTGCTGATGCGGCAAATCCATCAACATACATAAATACCGGTGTATCTAAATTCTTAATTGTATCACATACAAAAAAAGTCGGCATTAAAGCACCACCACCACTCTGTATATGTAGAGATATATATGGTTCTAAATTAGGATATATAACCTTTTGGTGTTTGGCTTTTTTATCTAACTCGTTTAATGCCATAGTTAGTTGCATACATGATTCATCGCTTACCGCCCCATAAAAATGCAATGTTAAAGGCTCTATTGTTGTGGGTTCTTTAGCTTGCTCTTCGGCTTTAACAGGTAATGATAAGGCAGTAGTTAATGCTGTAGATGTTGTAATAGCTTTGCGTCTACATATAGATTTATTGGTAGAAAATCCATTTATTCCTAAAATTAATATAATTTTTAATAATTTGATAAACATTATATTATGTAAATATAAATATTTCATGTGTTATGCCGAACACATTTCACATGGTCCATCCTCTTGTTGTTGTTGTTGTTGTTGTGAGTTTTTTGGTTGAATAGTAAATTGTTGTGGTTGATGTCGTGGCTTTCTTCTAAGATAGTAAATACCAGATTTTAAACCTTGTTCCCAACTATAAAAATGCATCGATGTTAAAATCTTGTAATTAGGTTCTTCAACCCATAAATTTAAACTTTGGCTTTGGCAAACAAACGCACCTCTATCTTTTGACATATTTATTAAATGTTTCATCGGAATTTCCCACACTATTTTATATTTATCTTTAATATGTTGTGATAAGCCATTTAACTCTTGAATACTTCCTTTATTTGCTATAATATTCTGTTTCACATCCTCACTCCAAACACCCAACTCTATTAACTCTCTAATTAAATGTTTATTTATTATTATAAACTCTCCTGCAAGTGTTCTTCTTGTGTATATATTACTTGTAAAAGGTTCAAAACACTCATTGTTTCCCAATATTTGTGATGTGGATGCTGTAGGCATTGGAGCTAACAACAATGAATTTCTTGCTCCATATTTGATAACATCTTTTTTAAGTTTTTTCCAATCATATCTATTGCTAGGTTTTACATTCCATAAATCAAACTGAAATTTACCGGTTGATAGAGGAGAACCATCAAATGTTTCATATTTCCCATGTTTTTTAGCTAATTCTATACTTTCTTCCATTGCACCATAATAAATTGTTTCAAATATATTTTTATTTATTATGCTTGCTTCCTCGCTGTGATATGGTATATCCATCAATATAAAAGCATCGGCTAAACCTTGTACACCTATGCCTATAGGTCTATGTCTCATATTACTTCGACGTGTTTTTTCTGTAGGATAATAATTAATATCTATTATATTGTTTAAATTTCTTGTTACAACTTTGGTTACTTCAAGTAATTTATCATAATTAAAAGATTTATCTATATTTACGAACATAGATAATGCTATACTTGCCAAATTACATACAGCTGTTTCATTTTTATCACTATACTCTATAATTTCTACACAAAGATTCGAACTTTTAATAGTTCCCAAGTTTTGTTGGTTAGACTTTTTATTTGCAGCATCTTTATATAAAAGATATGGTGTGCCAGTTTCCATTTGTGCATCTAATATTTTAAACCATAAATCACGAGCATTTATTTGTTTAATTGCGTTACCAGAATTTTCACATTCTATATAATATTGTTTATATTCTTCACCATATAATTCGCTTAATTTAGGACAGGTATTAGGACAAAACAATGACCACTTATCATTATTTTTAACCCTTTCCATAAACAAATCAGGAACCCATAAACCATAGAATAAATCACGTGCTCTGGCGTTTTCATCTCCAGTATTTTTCTTCAAATCCAACCATGCCTCGATATCACCATGATCTGGAGATAAATATATGGCAAAAGAACCATTCCTTTTTGAACCACCTTGATCCACATACCTTGCCGTTTCATTAAAATTTCTTAACATAGGAATTATACCACTGCTAGTGCCATTTGTACCATGAATATGGGATCCAGCAGCACGCACATTATGTATATGCAATCCTATACCTCCTGCATATTTAGATATCAATGCACAATCTTTTAATGTATTGTAAATACCTTCAATACTATCTTCCTCCATTCCAATTAAATAGCAAGAACTTAATTGTGGTCTTGGAGTACCAGCATTAAATAATGTAGGAGTGGCATGTGTAAAATATTTTTGAGACATCAGATCATATGTTTCTTTTACTGCTTCAAGATTGTCGCCATGCAGACAAACAGCAACCCTCATCCACATATGCTGGGGTCTTTCTACTACAACTTTATCTATACTCATTAAATATGCTCTTTCGAGTGTCTTGAATCCAAAATAATCTATATCGAAATCTCTTGTATAATCAATCATTTCATCATACTTTGTGGCATTTTTCAATACATTACTATAAAATATATCAGATAGTAGAGGTTTTGTATTGTCTGTTTTTTTATCAAAAAAATAATATAATAGTTCCATTGTTTTAGAAAAACACCCAACGGTATTCTTATGATTGTTTGATACAACAACCCTACTTGCTAATATACCATAATCTGGATGAACAGTTATTTGGCTCGCACAATGTTGTGCTGTTAGTTCATCTATTTTTTTAGTTTCTATACCATCATAAAGCTGTTCGATTATTCTCATAACAAGAGATGTATAATTTAAATTAATACCAACTTCTTCCCCTAATTTTTTAACCCTTGTTAGTATTTTATCGAAAGAAATAGCTTCTTTTTTCCCGTCTCTTTTAATGACATACATATCATCATCCATAATTATATACTTTACAATATTATAATTTTAAATAGATTAAATTATAATATTAATAGTATTATATATGTTAAATAATAAAAAACACAACAAAATAGCCCTAGCTACGATGGGTATATTATCAGTTGGAACAATATTGTGTTTATTAGGATATAAACCTCCAGGAACCAAAAAACTGGTTGAATCATCTAGATAGTAAATAACAATAGTTTAGCGTGTTTATACTAAATATCAACATTAATGATTACAGGAAATGATTTAGTTTTTTTAGGTTTTTCTTTATTTTTTTTAGCTTTTCTTTTATCCCATGACTTATCTATTCTTTCTTTTTCAATAATATTCCATGTTTTTTCAATTTCAGGAATTGCTTTAGTAAGCCATATTTTATTGCGCAAAACTAAAATATTGCTTACTTTTTCTAGTTTCCAATGGATATTTTGCATCCATTCATATCCCTCATTATCTTTTATATTTAGTGTATCTTCTTCCCATTCATCAAATGTTTTTTTCCCACAAGCAAATGGTGGATAGAAATAATGTGACTTATTATCTTTAATAAAGTGTAAAAATACTCCTTTATAGCTACCATCTTTACTTTCATTAAAAGAGCCATCATTATAGAAATCTTTACTATTTTCATACTCAATAAATTTAGTTTCCAAAAAATCACAATAATTTAAATTACAAACCTCCATTTGTAATTGCATCTGGACCCAATATTCGTCTTTAGGAATTCCAGTTATTTCTCTAGTTTTAGGATTTTTAATTTCTAGCATTCTTCCATATAAATTTGAACTGGGATCTACATTTATACCATCAGGAGATGCCCCTAAATATTTATATTTTTCATGTTGTATGCAACCAAAATCTTCTACTTTTGTATCAT